TTTTTAACAGGAGACTATATGCCAAGTATTGATTTACGCCCTAGGAAGAACAGAAATCCTAGAGATAAAAGACCACCAAGAGAAATGCCGTTTGATGTGGCACTTCGAAAATTTAAGAAAGCCGTAGAACGTGCTGGAACTTTACAAAAAGTAAGAGAAAAAGAGTTCTATGAGAAACCAACTGCTAAAAGAAAGCGCAAGAAAGCAGAGGCTAAAGCTAGGTGGAGACGACAAGAGCGCTCAATGCAATTAGGACCAGAGAAGTCCAGGAGAAGAAAATAATGTCAATAATGGATAAACTTAAAAAGAACTCAAAGATTAAGACAACCGAGGTGTTAGAAAAATCTGTGTTCTTTACTGAAAAAGACCAAGTTGCTACTAATGTTCCTATGGTAAATGTTGCACTATCCGGTGATATGGATGGTGGACTAACATCTGGACTTACTGTACTGGCTGGTCCAAGTAAACACTTTAAAACATCATTTGCCCTACTAATGGCAGGTGCATATATGAGAGAACATGACGATGCCGTTATGTTATTCTATGATTCAGAATTTGGTTCACCCCAATCATACTTCGAGTCTTTTGGTATTGATACTGGTAGAGTATTACATACACCAATCACAGACGTAGAACAGTTGAAGTTTGATTTGGTTGGACAATTAGAGAACATCGAAAGAGGCGATAAAGTAATTATTGTTATCGACTCTATTGGTAACCTTGCAAGTAAGAAAGAGCTAGAAGATGCTCTCAATGAGAAGTCCGTGGCAGATATGTCTAGGGCTAAAGCATTGAAGGGATTATTCAGAATGGTAACTCCTTATCTCACTATGAAGAATATCCCTTTACTTGCTGTTAACCATACATATCAAGAAATTGGCCTATTCCCGAAAGCTATTGTATCGGGAGGTACAGGGATCTATTATTCAGCGGATAATATCTGGATTATTGGTCGTCAACAACAGAAACAAGGTACAGAAATCAAGGGGTATAACTTCGTGATTAATGTAGAGAAATCAAGATTCGTTAAAGAGAAATCTAAAATTCCAGTCAGTGTGACATGGGAAGGTGGTATTTCTGAATATGGCGGACTCCTTGACGTTGCAATGGCTGGTGGATATGTAGTAAAACCAACGATGGGTTGGTATGCAAGAGTTGACCATGCTACTGGAGAGATTGTAGAACCTAAGGTGCGTGAAAAGAATACACAAACTAAAGAATTCTGGGATCCTATTCTAAATGAAACAGACTTTAAGAAGTTTGTTAAATCACATTATCAGATTGGCCATAAGCCAATGCTAGATATCGAAATTGATATTGTAGAGGAATAATGGAAAATTATATACAAAAATCAGAGTATACATATGTGGAGAATGATTCTTCTGAATTTTGGGGAATCAAGTTCAGAGAAGAATCTCCCTATGCAGGAGTGGTAGTAGTATATGGAACTGTATCTATTAAAGAATCAGAAGCCTTAGATATGGCCACACTTTCTTTTACATATAATGTCCAAGATGCTGCAAATCATAATATTGATGAATTAGAAAAATCAGAAGAATTTAAAAATTATTTAGGCGATGTTTTATCAAGTATAATTAATGATAGCGCCAATGAGCGAATGGAGAAAAATGGATATATCGAATCAGCTACCAACCCACATACTGAATCATCTTCTCAATAATGAGGAGTATTGTAGACGGGTAGTTCCATATCTGCAGAAAGAGTATTTTGATGGGACACATAAGACAGTATTTGATCTTATTGTCAAGTTTGTTGCACAACACAATAAATTACCCAGTAGTAAGATTCTTGATTTAGAACTCCGTAAGATTAATGCACCGGACGATATTCTAAATAATGCTGCAAAACTTATTTCAGAGATAAAAGAAAAGTCAGACATTGATACCGACTACTTAATTAAAGAATCAGAGAAATGGTGCCGAGATCGAGCAGTTTATAATGCTATCATGGATTCAATTCAGATTATTGATGGTAAGAATCCAGATAAAACAGATGGAGCTATACCAGAAATTTTATCAGAAGCCTTAGGTGTTTCATTTGATCAGGCCATTGGTCATGATTACATAGATAATTCAGAAGACCGATATGAGTTCTATAATAGAACAGAAGAGAGGATACCGTTTGACTTGGATTACTTCAACAAGATTACAAAAGGTG